TTGCTGATCGTGCTGATGCTGATCGTGCTGATCGGCGCGAGCGTGACGCGATGAGCACCTGGATGGCGATCGCGCTGGCGGTCCCGCTGTGGGCGATCGCGCTGTTGCTGGTGCTGGCGTTCTTTCGCGGGGCCGACATCGCCTCGGAGGGCGATGACCTGCCGGGCGCGGGCACCGAGACCGGTCGCCGATGACCGACTGGTACCGCATCCTCGTCGACCTGCATCAGCGAGGCTGGACAGCCGGGCGGATCGCCGAACACCTCGGCGTGACCGAGGCCCGCGTCCGTGGCTGGCGCCAGTACGGCCACGAGCCGCGGCACCACGACGGCGAAGCGCTGCTGTCGCTGCATCGCACCGTCCTCGCAAATATGCGGGAAACCGCAGGCTGATCTGTGGACAATCGGGAGCCGATCCAATCGCTCGAGCGCTGCTGATGGCGGCATACGTCTATGAGCTTCTCGATGCATCCGGCGTTGTTTGCTACGTCGGCAAGGGGTCGGGTTCGCGACTCGAACGACAGATGGCGAAGTTCAAATTGAGCGGACGCATCTGGCGAGAGTTTTCAACTGACAAAGCCGCTTACGAAGCCGAGCGGAAGCGCATTGCAGAACTGAGTCCAGCCCTCAACAGGTGTGCCGGCGGGAATGGTCCGCGGCGCAAACGAGTAGAAAGGCAGCCGAAATGGCTCAGGGAGATCGAGGCTGTTGGAACGAGGGTGTATGCGGCGCGGTTGTTGCTGGCGCTCAGGGTATGCCCGGATTCCAAAGTAGAAACGATTAGAGAGATTGCCTATGGCTCGCCCGGCAGGAATGCCCAAAACAGGAGGCAGGCGGAAGGGTACGCCGAACAAGAGCAACGCCGCATTGAAGGAGATGATCTTGGGCGCGCTTGCTGACGTCGGGGGGCAGAAGTATCTGGCCGAACAGGCCCGCAAGGGTCCGCAGTCGTTCATGACGCTTGTGGGTCGCGTATTGCATATGACCGTCGCTGCCGGCGAAGGAACCGACGCCTTCGCCATCGTGATCAAAGGAGCCTGACTGAATGTCCATCGAAATCGATCCCGTTGCCCTGCGCGAAGAAGTCGCACCGACCCGCGAGCACGGCATTGCGCCCCGACCGATCGTGATCGCGCTGCCGGTACCGGCGCCGGACTATCACGCCCGGATGACCAGCGAGCAGTTCCTGAAGCTGGCCGACGAGATCGCCGAGGCGGCCGCCACGCGGCGCCGGATGCTCGAGGAATTCGAGGTGCAGGCGATCGAGACGCACCCGACGAACGAGATCCCGCCGGACAAGCCGAAGCGGGGGCGCCGGAGCTGATGCGCCGCGAGGTCGTCTACGAGCCACCCGGTCCTGTCGCACAGGCCTATCTGCGCGATCGCGCGTTCGTCAGCGGCATCCGCGGGCCGATCGGGTCGGGCAAGTCGACCGCCTCGGTGATGAAGCTCATCCGCAACTGCGAGAAGCAGCGCCGCCACACGGATGGCCGGCGCCACCGGCGCACCGCCATCATCCGCAACACGTTCCCGGAGCTCAAGACCACGACGATCAAGACGTGGCACCAATGGATTCCGCCGACGGTCGGAAGCTGGGTCGGCCAAGGGCCGCCGACGCACCGCATCGTCACCAAGGAAATCGACTGGGAGGTGATGTTCATCGCGCTGGATCAGCCGAAGGACGTCGCCAAGCTGCTGTCGCTGGAGTTGTCGGACGCCTGGGTAAACGAGGCGCGCGAGGTGCCGAAGGCGATCATCGATGGCCTGACCGGCCGCGTGGGGCGCTTTCCGCCGGTGCGCGATGGCGGCTGCACCGACCCGCAGATCCTGATGGACACCAACGCGCCCGACGAGGACCACTGGTGGTACCGGGCGGCCGAGGAAGACACGCCGGACGAGTGGTCGTTCCATGCCCAGCCGTCGGGCAGATCGGCGGGCGCCGAGAACCTGGCCAACTTGCCGGAGCGGTACTACGAACGCGCGATGGCCGGCAAGAGCCAGGAATGGATCAAGGTCTACGTCGATGGTGAGTACGGCTTCGTCAACGACGGCAAGGTCGTCTATCCCGAGTTCGTCGACTCGATGCACGTGCGGGAATTCACGATCGACCGCCGCGGCGGGTTGTACCTGGGCCTGGACTTCGGTCTCACGCCGGCGGCCGTGATCGGGCAGCGGCTGGCGTCCGGGCGCTGGGTGATCGACCGCGAGGTGACGAGCGACCGCATGGGCGCTATCCGGTTCGCCGGGGAGCTCAAGCGCGTGCTGTCCGAGCATTATCCGGAGTGGCGCGTCCACGGCATCACCGGTGACCCGGCGGGCAACCAGGGCCAGGCCGGGGACGAGGAAGAACGCACGATCTTCGACATTATGTGCGCGCACGGCGTGTCCGCGGTGCCGGCGATCACGAACGACTTCAGCGTGCGCCGCGAGGCGGTGGCGAAGCTCCTGAACACGCTGGTCGACGGCACGCCGGCGCTGCTGATCCATCCGCGCTGCCGCATGCTCAGGAAGGGCATGGCCGGCAAGTACATGTTCCAACGCCTGCAGGTATCCGGCGACGAGCGCTACCAGGACAAGCCGTTGAAGAACGAGTATTCGCATCCGTGCGAGGCGCTGCAGTACGCGGTGCTGGGCGGGGGCGAGGGCCGCGCGGTGGTATCCAGTCGGCCGGAGAAGGCGAAGAAGCTGGTCTATCCGAAGCTGGGGATTGCCTGATGAGCGCCCAGTTCTTCGTCCAGATCCAGGCGCTGCGGCAGGTCACCGAACGGCAGGCGGCCGAGATCGCCGAGCTGCGCGGCCAGGTGGCGAAGCAGAGCGCTGTCCTCGACAACCTGACGCGCGAGGTGACGATGTTGCTTCGCAAGGTCGATCCGGCCGGCTTCGAAAAGATGGCGAACGACAACCTCCCAACCGGCCTGCGCCGCGCGAAGAATGGATACAAACGCACGTGATCGGGCGATTACCGATGGCGAGGTCGTCGCCATCATCGAGGACCGCGAGGCCCGGGCCGAGTCGGCCACGCTCGCCGAGGATCGCGCCAAGGCGTTCGACTACTACATGGGCGAGCCGTTCGGCAACGAGGTCGAGGATCGCTCGCAGATCGTTTCGCGCGACGTGTTCGAAGTCGTGGAGTGGATCAAACCCGGGCTCATGCGGATCTTCGCCGGCGGCGACGAGGTCGTGAAGTTCGAGCCGACCGGGCCGGAGGACGTCGACCAGGCCGCCCAGGAGACGGCCTACATCAACTACCTGATGCTCGAGCGCGGCGATGCGTTCACGGGCCTGTACGAATGGTTCACGGACGCGATGCTCGGCCGCAACGGCTACATGCTGTCGTACTGGGACACCCGTGTGCAGGTGTCGGAGGAGCAATACCAGGGCCTCACCGACGAAGAGCTGCAACTGCTGGCGCAGGACGACTCCATCGAAATCCTGGAACACGAGATCGTGCAGGACGCCGACGGAATGTTCCACGACGTGCGTATCCGGGTGACCGAGACCGAGGGCCAGGTGGCATCGGTGTGCGTGCCGCCCGAGCGCGTGCTGGTCGACGCCCGTCACGACAAGGTGAGTCTCGCGGAATGCGGCTTCGTCGAGTACTGGGAGGATGTGACGCTCTCGGACTTGCGGCAGATGGGCCTGGATGTGCCCGATGACATCGCGGCCGACGAGCGCTCGACCGTCGGCTCCGACGTCGTCGAAACCTCCCGCTCCCGCAACAACCCGGGGCGGCTGGACGACACGCAGAACGTCAACGACCCCAGCATGCGGGTCGTCCGGGCCCGCACGGTGTTCCTGCAGGTCGACGCCGATGGCGACGGCATCGCCGAGCTTCGACGCTTCCTGGTCGTCGGGCGCCTGATCCTGCGCGAAGACGTCTACCAGCGGGTGACGGTGGCCGCGCTCACGCCCACGATCGTGCCGCATCGCCACGAAGGCATGTCCGTCGTCGATGCGGTGATGGACCTGCAGCTCATCAAGTCCATGCTGGTGCGCGGGCAGATCGACAACCTGTGGCTCGCCAACAATGGTCGGTACGCGGTCGACGAAGACCGGGTGAACCTCGATGACCTGCTGACCAGCCGGCCCGGCGGCATCGTGCGCACGCGGGGCGACCCGGGCGGCGCCGTGTTGCCGCTGATGCACCCGGTGCTGGGCAACCAGGTGCTGCAGTTCATCGAGTATCTGGACGGCACGAAGGAAGAACGCACGGGCGTCTCGCGGCTCAACCAGGGCATCGATGCCAACACCCTGAACAAGACGGCCGCTGGCCAAGCGGCGCTGCAGGCGGCGGCCAACCAGCGCATCGAGCTGATCGCACGCGTCTTCGCCGAAACGGGCGTGAAGGAGCACTTCCGCAACATTCACATGCTGGTGCTGCAGCACCGTGAGAAGCCCGACGTCGTGGAACTGCTCGGGAAGTGGACACCGGTCAACCCGCGCGAGTGGAAGACCCGCAAGAACCTGAGGGTGTCGGTCGGCCTGGGTACCGGCGATTCCGCCGGCAAGGTGCAGAACCTGCAGATGATCGCGACCGCCCAGCAGGGTGTGGCCAGCCTCAACCTGGCCGGTCCGAAGCAGATGTACAAGGCGCTGACCGACATGACGAAGGCGATGGGCTTCAAGAACGGCGCCGAGTACTGGCAGGACCCGACGAAGCCCGACAGCGCGCCCGTGCAGACGCCGCCGAACCCCGAGGCCATGGCGAAACAGGCCGAGATGCAGCAGAAGCAGCAGTCCGAGCAGATTCGGGCAATGCTCGAATCCAAGAAGATCGACACGGATGTCCAGCAGCGCGAGGCGGATCGGGAGGCCGCCCGCGAGAAGATGTTCCTGGATGCTCAGGTGCGGATGGCGACCGCCGCGCTCTCGCAGGACGCCCGCCGCGGCGATGTGAAGCGTCAGGCGGCGCAGCAGATGGGCGTGACGACGGACGACGACGCCGAGCTGCAGCAGCAGCACGAGGAACGGCAGGCCGTGGCGGTGCTGACCCAGGAGGTCAACGCGCTGTCGCAGGCCGTGCAGCAACTGGCCGCCCGCAAACCCCGGGTGATCGAACACAAACGCGATGCGTCGGGGCGGATCGTCGCCTCGGTCGCGGTGGACTGACCGATGGCAGACAACCTCACTGCGCTGGCCAACACCGGCGCCGGCACCGACGTGCTGGCGACCGACGAAATCGGTGGCGTGCACTATCCGCGCACGAAAATCAGCATCGGAGCGGACGGATCAGCGACCGATCTGTCGAGCACGAATCCGATGCCGGTGTCCGATGCCGGGGGCTCGCTGACGGTCGATGGCACGGTCGCCGTGTCAGGCTCGGTGACGGTGGTCGATGGCGGCGGATCCATCACGGTCGATGGGACGGTCGGCATCAGCGGCGCGGTTCCCGTCACTGACAACGGCGGATCGCTGACCGTCGACGGCACCGTGGAACTGGGGGCGACGACCCTGGCGGCCCTGGAGTCGATCACGGTGGTGGATGGCGGCAGTTCGATCACCGTCGATGGCACAGTGACCGCTGCGGTCGGGACCGGCGCGACGGACCTGGGGAAAGCCGAGGATTCTGCCCACGCATCGGGCGATGTCGGCGTGCTTTCCCTTGCGGTCCGCAACGACGCCGCCGCGACTTCATTCACCGGCGCGAATGGTGACTACTCCCCGATTGGCGTTGACGCGGCGGGTCGAGTGCAAGTCCGCATGTATGGCGTTGCCAGCGCGCTCGACCTGATGAAACTGGAGGACGATCCGCACGCGAGCGGGGATGCCGGCGTGATGATGCTGGCAATCCGCAACCCTGCGGGGACGGCGCTCACCAGTGCGGACGGCGACTACAGCGGCATTGCGGTTGATGGCGCGGGCCGGCCAATTATCGTCGGAGGTGCCGCTTCAGGCGCGGCGGTGAGCGGCAATCCGGTACTGATCGGCGGCACTGACGGGACGAATGCACGGTCGGTTGCCACCGATGCCAGCGGCTGGCTGAAGGTGGTCAGCGTCAATTCAATCGACGTCGCCAGCGTGACCGACAACGCAGCCTTCACAGACGGCACGACCAAACTGCTGATGCCCGGCTACATCTACGACGAGGTCGCCGGCACCACCCCAGCCGAGAACGACGCCGTTGCGGCCCGCGTGGACGTCAAGCGGGCGCAGGTGCTGGTGATCGAGGATGCGACGACACGCGGCCAGCGGATGGCGGTCAGCGCGGCCGGCGCCGCTGCCACCAATCTCGCGCAGGTGGCCGGCAACACGATGCTCACGGGTGCGGGAGCCACCGGCACCGGATCGCCGCGCGTGACGCTGGCCAGTGATTCTCCCGGGACCACCCCAATCGTCGCGCCGCGCGTGAGCGTGACGCGGCCCGCCAACACGACGGCGTACGCTGCCAATGATGCGTGGTCCAGCTCCACGTCATCGCCCGCGAACATCGAGTTCACAAGCATGGCCAAGAGCGCCGGCAAAGGCGGCGTGCTGATGACGGCGATGGTGAGCAGCAGCAAGGCGTCATCGCTGCAATTCGAGGTACAACTCTTCGATTCGGCCCCGACGCAGGTGAATGACAACTCGGCGTTCACCGTGAGCGACACGGATCAGTTGAAGAAGGTGGGTACGTTTCAGGGCACGCTGCAAGCAGCCGGCAGTTCGCCAAACAGCGAGGTCACGATCGCGCTGAATCTGGCCTACGTCTGCGCGGCCACGTCGCTCTTTGCGATGGTGCGCGTGCTGTCGGCCTACACGCCTGACAACGCGGAGGTGTTGAGCATTCGGCTGGCGGCGGCGCTGGGTGACTGATGAACCTCTTCAGTCTCACGCGGCTGACGACGGCCACGCGATTCGCGCCTGAGGATTCGGCGAACTGGGTAGATAGCGCGTGGCGCGAGCCTGCGGCTAATGGCACGTACGCCACGGGCGGCGGCGTGACACTGGCGTATCCGTCATCTGGCTGGAACGATACGGGCATCAACGTCGAGGTCACGCACGGGCAGTCCCTGAACCGGCCGCACATCGATCTGCGGCTCGCCGGCACGACCTCTGGAGGGCCGTATCTGTACGTCGGAATGACAGACAACTGGCGGATACCAGCGGTGAGCGGCAACGTGGTCGAGCTGTCGTTCTACGCGGCTCTGATGGCGGGGGCGCCGGACATCTTCCCGTTCTACCAGTGGTACATCGACGAGTGGGATTCGGGCGCCGGCTACCTGACGTCGGTGAACGAGAATGACACGCTGCGGTTGGGCACGCCGCACGCACCGGCGCAAAATCTCAGGCGCATGTCGCCCGGGCATGCGTCGTGCGCATATGTGAGCTTCGGGTGGGTTGTGCAATTGTCGATATCGACATCGATCGTCACGACGTAGCGCGGCAGCAGCCGCACAC